CGCTACGCTTAATTCCATCACGAAAAAGTCTCTTTCTGAATCTTGTCTAGTTCAATTTAACGGCATATGTGATGCGGTTGAGGCGCTCAAAGAACTGGATAAGCCAAATATTGCCGCCCCACCACAGCGCACATGGGTAGGGCTGACGGATGAGGATATGAAAGACCCTAAAACGCACAACTTTGATTTTATTTATGGGGCAAGATGGGCAGAAGCCAAACTCAAGGATAAGAACACATGAACGAAACTACCTTTACAGACATATTTGAGGCCAACAGTCGGAAGGTTGCTGACGATAGAGAATCTTTTAAAGAGATGTATTGGGTAGACAAGGATGAACTTATTAAAATGACTGAGGCATTAATCGCAGTAAGAGAGGCAGAAGCAGTGGACAAAGCATTATCAACTTTTAGACAAAGAGCATCATTTTATTTCGATAACAAAAGGAAAAAAACAATATGAATAATCAAAAAAACTTTAAATTAATAAAAGAAGAGCAATTCTATATGCCTTGGGGTAAAGTTTGGACGCACGGTTCAGATGTAATGGCAACATTTAAACGCCATGGTTTTGTGCCACCATCGGAAATAAGAAACGATTATCTATTTAAAATTAACAGGGAGCAAACAAAATGAACAAAAAAACTATTGTTGAAAACAAAAAAATTGAAAAACTTATTGAAAAATATAACCCAATTATTTTTAAATTGTTAAATAAAATAGCTAAAGAAGATGGAGGTAATGTAAGTTTAACCCTGGGCAGTAGTATTGCCACTAGTTTAATGGCTTATTTATTATTTATTGTTCAGGAACATGGAAGTAATGTTGATGAATATTCAAAACTTTTAACAGATGAAGTAAACAGAAAATTATTAGAAGCTCAAAAATTTAATGGCAAAAATTATAACAATACTTGTCAGCCATTGCACTAGGATCTGCCATGACTAAACAAGAGATAGATAAAATGATGCGTGGCTTGCCAAGCCAAAAAGAATACGATGAGCGCGTGATTGAGAAATTCATAGTTTCAGCCGTATTCTTAGTGGCCATCATAATTCTGTTATTTGCGGACTATCCACCACCGCAGCCAATGAAGACGGATTGTCGGCTAATGGATGCTCCAAACTTCCCACCAGCTCTACAAATTAGATGCCGGGATCAAAAAGAAAGACAAGCCAAATGAAATTTAAAATAAACAACAACATGCTGATAGACACAGAAGAATGGCACAAGCTGCTTAAAATTCATACAAAGCGTATTCCCAATTGTGCTACCTTCCATCAATACAAAGAATGGCGTCTAACGGCTATGAGCGCTATGCCGCCGCCAAAAAGCTGGTTTTGCACAGACTGCACGCCCAGTTTCCAACAGCAAATGATCAAACAAAAGAAATGCGATCATCCCTATATTAAATTTGATAACTTTGTTGATGGCATAGAAGGTTATATTGATTCAGATGACCAGGACGTTCACAAGATCACAATATACAGTTTAAGCGCAAAAAAAGAACCAGCGCACAGAAAAGCCCTGGATCATTATCAAACACCACTAGAAAGAAAGAAGGAACGAAATGCCAATAAGTCCAGAAACCGCAAGAAAAAAGCCAGGCCCCAAACCCAAGATCAAAGTATCGGAGGAGGAGTTGAAGCCCAACCGGCAGCCACCCCCACCGAAACGTGGGATATGCTTATTACAGGACTATTGGCAAACAGCGGGAAAATCCAACCAGGAGATATCAAATGATCAAGAAAACAGTGAAGCCAGCAACGAAGACAATAAAGCCAGCGCCGAAGAAAACAGTGGATCTCATCCCAAAATCCACTAAACCTCAAGATATACCCAAATCAGTCTATTACATGACTAACGAAGTAAAACAATGGATAGACCACGCAAGCAGCACAATCCAACATCTACGCAGCAAAGTAGAAATGCTAGAGACGGAGAACAGAGATCTTAAAGCTTATAGGAAATTCGCGGAACATAGAATCTTGAGAAGCGAGGCAGAATAGACAATCCAAGGAGCACATAGTAAACTAAACGCTCAATGCGCTGAAACTATGTGCGAAAGGACTGTATATGAACAACTATAAGCAACACCCTCAAGTGTTAGTATCCACTAACGTAAGATCTAAAATAGATCAGATTAGAGGGGAATGAGATGACTATCGGTAAGAAGACAGGCGGTAGGCAGCCAGGAACGCCCAACAAGGCTACGGTAGAGGCTCGACAGGCCATTGCTCAATTCGTTGAAGGAAACTCACACAGGCTCACTGAGTGGCTCGACAAGGTGGCTGCGGGTGATGAGCAGCATGACATCAAGCCTAATCCTGGTAAGGCCTTTGAGCTATTCCAGTCAATGGTTGAATACCATGTGCCAAAGCTTGGCCGCATGGAGCACACCGGCAGCGATGACAAGCCATTGGTGGTGGAGCACAACCTGAATGTATTTGGTGAGCTGCTCAAGAATATGAAGATGCAACGACAGTCGGAATGAACGCCGTCCAGGAGCTGCTTCAAGACACCAAGCTCACAACACTATTCCAGGAGCTGCCATTAGCCGAGCAGGCTGTAATCAATTGGCAGCTTAAATGGTATCAAGAGGCTCACAAGCACCAAATTGAGCCATACGGTGATTGGTGGAACATATGGCTCATGTTGGCTGGCCGTGGCGCCGGCAAGACCAGGGCTGCAGCCGAGACACTAGCAAATTGGGCATGGGAGCAGCCCGGCACCAGGTGGCTGGTATCAGCTCCCACATCAGGTGACTTGAAGGGAACCATCTTTGAGGGTATCTCAGGCCTGCTCAGTGTTATACCCAAGCCATTGATTGAGAAATACAACTCCAGCCTGCATGAGATCCACATGATCAATGGCAGCTTCATTAAAGGAATCCCGGCATCAGAGCCTGAGCGGTTCCGGGGGCCACAGTTCCATGGTGGCTGGCTAGATGAGTTGGCAGCATGGGAATACCTGCAGGAGTCATGGGATATGATTCAGTTCGGTATCCGGCTTGGCCAGCGCACAAAGCTGATATGCTCAACAACACCAAAGCCAAAAGATGTGATCCTGGACTTGATTGCGCGTGAAGGTGACGATGTAACCATTACCAGGGCATCAACATATTCTAATATAAAGAACCTGGCGCCCAGCTTCCAGAAGCAGATTTTGCAATACGAAGGCACAAACTTAGGCCGGCAAGAAATCCATGCGGAGATCATTGATCCTGAGGAAGGCGGCATCGTCAAGCGTGACTGGTTCAGGATGTGGCCTAACGGCAAACCATTCCCTAAGCTTGAATACATCATACAGTCATATGACTGCGCGACCAGCGACAAGACAATCAACGATCCTACCGGCAGCATTACGCTGGGCGTATTCAAGCCTATAGATGGCGGCATGTGTGTCCTGGTGCTTGACTGCTGGAACGAACACCTACAATACCCTGATCTACGGCCAAAAGTAATCAGCGAGTTCGAGACAGTGTATGGCGAAGGCCGCGAGAAGAAGCTGGTTGACCTGCTGCTGGTGGAGGACAAAAGCGCCGGAATCAGCTTGATTCAGGATCTACAACGAGCGCACTTGCCAGTTCATGCCTACAATCCAGGCAGAGCTGACAAGATGCAGCGCCTAAGCATTGTGGCCAACATCATCAAGGCTGGCCGGGTATGGGTGCCAGAGAGCAGCAATCGCAAGGGATTTGTTCGAGACTGGGCTGAAGGCATGGTGAGCCAGATCTGTTCATTCCCTGAGACCGTGCATGACGAGTATGTTGATTGCATTAGTCAGGGGTTGCGCTACTTACGCGATGCCGGATGGATTAGCATTGATGCACCACCAAGGGATGAAATAGAGCCTGAGGACATCAGCGATGCAGAGATCTTCAACATGAGACAACGCGGCAATCCTTACAGCGTGTAATAACCACAATACTAATAGGGGTGTAATCCGATTACACCCATACTATCAGTATGGTTATTAACTTTATTAAATACTTTATTGACTTTATAGATACTCTATTGACTTTATTAACTTGATAAGCTGTTCAATTGCTGAATCAAATCATACAGGGCATAATCTCGGTATGTTAGGAAGGATTGTCTATGCCGATGCCGTTTGATACCCAATTTGAAGATGAGCCAATAGGGCCTTTGTCCAGGATGTCGGCTCCAGTTCGCAAGGCGGACGGAGATTCAGTTCGTGCTACAACTGCTAGTGGCAAAGCCATTAATCGCGGTAAAAGCAGAATGGATCAAGAAACTGGGCGTAAGCCATTGAATATAGTTAAAGAAGAGGGTGGGCAATGGATTAATAACACTCCTCTTAGTGTAGAAAGCCAGTTGGAAGATGCATACAAAAAATCAATGATTGGTGCCGATCATCCAACCCATAATCAAGCTATTAATAATTGGATTGACAGAAACTTAAATAAATACATTAAAAAACAAATGGGAACTTCTAAGGATCCTATTAGATTATTGGCCGAACAAAATATTACCCATTTTACGCCTGAAAATTATGGGACACATGGATCTGAAATTCGTCGCAGACATGCGGGATATGACCCTGAAGGTGTTGGAGTTAGTCCTCAAGCTAAGTTATGGGAAAACGTATCCGATAGGGCAATTGATTTTAAAAAGGCAGGCGAATACGCTTATCCCAATATAAATGATGAATCGCGCGATCATTATAAATATATGAATGAAAGAAGCCAAAATCCTTGGCTTGCAGGTCTTCCTCCAGAAACTAAAATTTACGAGACAAATCCTGAGACATTTAATTATGATTTAGGGTTTGAACATATTATTGATATATTATCTGAAGATTTAGCTACTGGTAGGCTGCAAACAGAAGATTTAAAAAACGTAAGCATAGATAGAGCGGTTCGCAGAGCGCATGAATACAATCAAGAATTAAACGCAGAACTAGACGCTGCAAAGGCACAGGCCCGTAAAGATTTGCCTGTGCATAAAGAATATCAAGATGGATATAAGTGGATCCAATTAAACAAACCTGGTTCATTTGCTGCTGAATCCCAGGCCATGGGTCATTCTGTTAGAGGTTATGAACCTCCTAAAGGGCATCCTGATTGGATAGAAGCTTCAGGAGACGCTGGGCGTGATAGTTATGGCCATGGTGGCTGGGAAGCCATTAAAGGTGGTAAGGCTAAAATTTATTCATTAATAGATAAAAGTGGAGAACCTCACGTAACAATTGAAACTAAAAGGTATCCACATCCTATTGGTTGGTCTAGAAAAGATAAAAGCGAATTCCCAGAAAGAGATACATTTAAATTTGAGCCTAATGGATTTTATGGTTTATTAACAAAAGAGAAAAAACAGGTATCAGATCAAATCTATAACAAAGCCAAAGAAGATTGGCTTAAAAATGGTGGAGATCCTGAAAATCATTTCCAGAACGCTGCTGATGAATTAGTTTTTAAAAATCCTGAAGATATAACTCAGATCAAACGTAAATCTAATCGAGTTGCGGATGAAGATCATCCTTACAAACCATACATTCAAGATTTTATTAAATCTGGAAATTGGGATGATATTAAAGATATTGCAAACGCCAGCATGTATGGGGTGCATGATCACCCAGAAATAGTAAAGAAGTATGGCACTCCCTGGATAACCCAGGAAGAATACGACGAATCATTCAATGATTTGTATTCAGGAAAGCCTAAGAAAGAACCCGGCATGAAGAAGGGTGGCAGCTTTGCCACTAACATCGCGCAGATGAGGCATGAGCTGGGTATGCAACATAAATGGGAAGGCGGGACAATTGTAGATAAGATTGTTGATACAGTTCCTTCCTTAGCTCCTGTTGCTAATTTTTTAGGCGCTACCAGAGGATCCGTGCAAGAAAGAGATTTGCCTAGAACTTATAAAGATTCAGAAGAATTAGAAAAAAATCCTTTGTTATCAATACCTAAATCAACGCAGCCATTAGACTTGCCTGCAAGAATAAAGGCATATCAAGCGGATCCAACTGGAAGATATGGCGGTAAAGAAGGATTGCAAACAATGCCAATCAGTCGGTTAGACACCGGTGGCAATTGGATTGGCAAGACTCAAATGTATAAGCCAGACTCTAATCCTGAAACATCCACCACTTATACTAGTTCATCTAAAGCAATTCAAGATTTGTATAAGCATGCAAGATTAAATGGTGCAGCAGCTAGATATGGCTACCCGGCAATGACTCCGGAAGATGTTGCTGCATTTGCATTGAAAGAGGGAAGAACTAATCTTGGCCATGGCGGTGTTGGGACAGATCATCCTGAAGACAGAAAATTTGAGAACATGATCAGAAGTAAATATTATTTACCGGAAAATGAAATAAATTTTCTATCGGCAATGTATTCAAAAAACCGTGTTGCAAATAAATTTAACATTCCTTTTGCACACGCCTGGAATGGAACTGGTGTTAATTCCCAAGGCCAAACAGGAAAAGAATATGCTGCAAGTTGGGAAGCGCACAAAAAGGCTGCTGCACATCCTAAAAACAAACAGTTAATGGAAATAATACAGCGTGGCATTGACGATGGCAGATTGCATGGGCTTCCTTTAAAAGAAAATATTGATGAATATATATACCCTAAGAGAGTTCAAAAACCATATGCTCATGGCGGTGTAATACATATGAATGAAGGTGGGCTGCCTAATGGATTAGAGTCTCCTAATCCGTATGATGAGGCCCCACGCCTGATGAGTCCTAATGATCAGCCACTCAGATCTGATATTGAAGTAGAGCGCTTTAAGAAAGATATGATGCAGAGATCCCAGTTGCTACGTAAGGCATCTCCTGATGACATAAGGCTGCAGCTAAATGCACAAGCTGAGATGGGTGAGAAGGATCGTGGAGGCGGCACCAGGATCGGTGCGCTAATCCCTGTGAACCTGGGCTCTATGGGTAGATTGA